TATTATTTTTAAGTTCATATATATTATCCAATTCACTTCGTATTTGGTCTGTGCGAGTGCTATACACGAAGCGACGAGCGTCGATGTGCCTCGCTTGTATGGTCAATGAAATACCAATCATTTATTATATTATCCAAATCGCTATGTTACTCCTCTGTGCTATACATCGTGCTATACACGAGTGCCTTTCGGCACTGTGTTCGATTATGTGTTAATCAATCTCATCACAATTATGACAATCATTTAATGATGTATACATATCTTCTTGTGATATCTCATCTTTACATAGATCATTACCATGAATCTCTTTCCATCTTTCATAGTTACCCATTTGTATTCCACAACTTGAAAAGAAACATACTGTGAATACTCCAATTACTATTATTTCTGCGAGGTTTTTTTCTACTATCTTCATTTTTTATTTATTTAATTATTATTATATTTTTATTATTTGTACCAAACACTCTGTATTATCTACAGAATGTTGGTATGTTATTACTTGATGTATAACTTTTATATTTCTTGAAACATTCCATGTTATCAAATCTTTCTTTGTTTCTTTCATATACTTCATCATGATTATATGTTATTGTTTCTTTCTTTTTGTTAACAAAAGTTATAATTGTATTTTTTCCAATTAGACTTTTTCTGATTACAAATCTTTTTGTTGTTAGTGTGTTTTTTAAGTTTGACATAGTTATTTAATTTTAATTAGTTAGTTATTTATTTATATTATCTTTTTTTGTATTATTATTTCTTTAATGGATATATTTTAATTTCAGTAATTTCATTTAAATTAAAGTTTTCAATTTCTGATAATTCATTTAAGATATAATTGATATCAGTGATTTCTGGAATTGTAGTATATAATATTTCAATATCATTATTCATTTGTATTTCCATTTCAAATTTATTTTTCATAATTTATTTATTTTATTTATTATTATTATTATTATTTATTTATATTTATTATCCAATTATAAGAGTATTTACTCTGTATTTAATTATTATTTAAGAGAATATTTATTTAATTTAGAAGAGTTTAATAAATTAATTATATTTTTATAATTTTTAATTGAATTTATATTTATATATATTAAAGAATTTAATTTAATTATATTATTAGGAGAAATTTTATTATAATATTTTGGTAAGTTATGAAGTTGGAAAGGAATATATTTATTATTATTTAATTTTAATATATTTATTTTATTTAATTTTAATTTATTATTATTCATATTTTTTTATTTATATTATCCAATTATACTCGTCACTCCTCCGTGAAAATGCTATACATCGCTGCACTGTGTCAGCCAGCTGCATCAGCTGCGAGGATAAGATGAGGATGGGATGAGGATGAGGATACGATCAAGACAATACCTAAAACATTTAATGGGAATAGATATGTGATGTGATGTGATGATACAGATCAACGATGAGATGAGATGAATGTGATAGATGGAACGAACAGTGAACACAAGGAGTATATCGCAAGAAAGATCAGGGAAAGACGGGGGGTTGGGTAAAAAAAATCGATTTTCCTTTTTGAAAAAATTCTAGAGGAGGAGATGCAACACTCAACCCCAATATTTATTATGCTTTTTTTTATGACACTAGCCTATTAAGAAAACTTAGTAGCACCCTAATGTCACATTTTCTATATAAAGGCCCGCCCCGTTTATATAAGGCGGTACCTCTATATAACAGCCGGTGTTAAATAACCAAATTAACATGTAATTATTAGTAAAATAGTAAAACAAGAAAATTTATGGCTGAAAAAAGACCTGGTAATTCACAAGGATTGACGAGAGAGGCATTGGCAAGGAAAAGAGCTAGGGACTTAGCAGCTGCAAAAACAACAAAAAGGAAGAATCGTAAGGCAGAAAACCAAAGAATTGGTCAAAACAGCGATTCTGACTTACATCACACATCGTCAGGAACAGTAAGAAGAGTATCTATAGCATATAATAGAGCAACTCACGATAGAAACGAAGTAAAAACATAAAAAATATGGGATATAGACCTTTTAAAATGCGAGGACACGAGCTTCCAGGGCCAAATCAACGAACACCTTTGACAAATCGGCAAGATGCTATTGATATATATAGTACAGATGGTAATTATCAACTTACAGAAGACCAAATGACGGAACAAGGATTTAAACCACTAGAAGAGTATGATAAAAAAACGCGTTCAATAATAGAAAATAGTCCTCAATATAACGAATTTCTTGCAAATCAGCAAAAAAGTGCAAATGAGCAACCAAACAACCAATTAAGTAACGACATGGCATCTACAGAGTCAGTAAATAGTGGTGCAACTGGCGTTCAAGGACCAGATGCGAAGAAAAAAGTAGACGTAGAAGTAACAGTAAACGGACAAAAAGTATAAATTATGGGATTTGATTATAAAAAATATAAAGCAGCACAAACAACACCTTTTGAAAAAAACTTTGGTATAGGTAGAACAAATGCTCCAGATGCAACCACGCCACTTAATCAAAATTTATTAGAAAGCTTAAAAACGGGTTTTAACGCTATTAAACAATCCCTTCAGGATAAAAAAAATTTGTTAGAAAGTTCTACAGATAAAATAGGTGATTTTTTCAAAAAATCTGGTATACAAATTGGTAAAAACGTAGAAATGTTAGGTGGTGGTTCTGGACAAGATTGGAAATCTACACCTAAACCAGAAGATTTTGAAGGTACACAAGAAGATTACGATAAAAAAACCAAAGCAGATTGGCAAACATCGAGAACAGATTCGCGACAAAAAGGATGGGGACAAGTATTAGCAAAATCATTATCAGCTGGAATGAGGACTTTACCAGGTGGTTACGATGCTTATAATCCACCGGGTGATGTAGATATGATGAAACATTTTAAAAGTCTAAATACTGACCAGCAACAAGCGCTCTTACAACAAATTTTAGGTGACATGAACCCAAACAAAGACGACCCAAATGAAAAGTAATAGTTCACCATTTACAACAAGAGGAGGTGTAACACCTCTTAAAAAAGGAGAAAAAGGAGAAGGATCTGGTAAGACAAAGGTTATAAAACAACATGCTGGAGACGTTGGTAAAAGAGCAACAGCTACTAGAGCACAAGATAAATCTGGTTATTCTAGATCTGGAAGAGATTTTGTAAACGTACATTCTTTTACTGCTAACACAAGGTTGTCACCTAGTTTAGCAAATACATTAGGACCGTCTTTATCCCCAGCTGTTCAAGGTAAAAACAATCAATCTAAAAATGATACAACCAAACAGCAAATAGGTGTTGATGCAAACGGAAATCCTATATTTTTACCAGATGGTGTTGAAGTTAAAACAAGAATAGTTAGTGGTGGTCCTAGCAAGGAAGAAATACTTAAACAAAGAGAAACAGGATTTGCTGAAGCTTGTTACAATACAGATGGTACTAAAAAAGCCTCTGGATCCGTACATGAAGATAGCTTAGGTAATACGTACACATGCGAGTGGGATACTGATTATGATAGAGAAAAAGTAAAGAAAGATATTAAAGGAGGAGACGGTGAACAAAAGGTTGTGACTGAGTTTATACATAACGGTAAAGTTATCCACTCTTACGAAGGTGAAGGAGGATTTAGCAAAGAAATAAAAAACAAAGAACAAGAATAATAATAACTAAAAATAAAAATTATGCCAGGAGGAAGCAAAGAGGGTGGCGGTCTAGAATACGAGCCATTCAAAATGAAAGGTAGCCCAGCCAAATTGGGCACAATAGCAGGGACGGCTGGACACGCCTCTGCCTTAAAGCAAAAACAAAGACTTGACGAAACTGAAGTTAGAAAAATTGACGATAAGGACGAGCGTGGAATGGGTCGAACAGGTACTGAAACTACAAGATATAAAACAAGGGAAGATGGTGACGATTGGAAGAGTACAACGTATAGTGCTACAGATTACGACTTATATCGAAATGCTGATGACGCTAGAAAAACTTCTAAAACGAAAACTACTCACAAATCTGCTGACGACGGTAGTACTAAAAAGCATAAAACAAAAACAGTAACCTATACAAAAGATAATAAAGGTAATATAACCAAGCATACTGAAAAACGTAAGACAAAAGATGGTATCACTGAGACGTCTGAAAAAACTAAAACTCCTTCAACTAAATTTGGTCAGTGGTGGGTAGGATTAGGAATGAAAAGACAAGAAAGAAGAGCTGAAAAATATAAAGATTAATAAAAAAAATAAAAACTAAATAAACAAAAAAATGGCATTTAAAATGAAAGGTAGCCCAGCCAAACTGGGGGAAATAGCAGGAACTGATGGACATGCGTCTGCTTTAAAACAAAATGAAGAAGCTAAAGGTTTGTTTGGCGAAGGAAGAGCTGAGCATCAAAAAAAGACAAAAAAACTTGAAAAACGAATGAAAAAATATCATGGGGATGTTATGGATGATATGTGGCTAAATGATGTTGAATTTGAGAATTTAGCAACAGAAGGCAGCGAAGGAAGTAAAAAATATGTGAAAGCAAGTGAAGATGCAGATAAACTCTACACTACAAACACAACAAAAGATGTTTTAGGACTAAAAAATATAGGTGGAAAGTTATTTGGAGATAAAATTCAAAAACGTGGTTCATCAAATCCTCAAACAGAATTTAAGTTTAACCCATTACATAAGTGAGAAATAAACCATTACCAGGTCTTATAAATTATTCAACTCAGGGTTATAAAAAAAATAGTCCTGATGTTGATAAGTCTTTTAACATAATAGACTCTGATAATATAACAATGAAAGGAGTTGAATTTCCTGTTACTGGTGTGGGTAGTGATGGAAAAACAATAGAAATGAAACCAGGTGTTGAACATTATAAGTTCAAAGGACCAGTTTTAGAATTTAAAACAAAAAAATAGGGAAAGACCCTAAACCAAGTCAATATTAACCAAAAATAAAACCAAAATGACTTATTTGTATTACAAGACTAGTACTTATACTAGCAACCAAAAACCGAGTGAAAAAACTATTAACCATTGGAAACATCTTGCAGAGAAGAAAAACTGGAGGATAACCCAACTACCTAATGGCTTTTATCAAACAGAGTGTTCAAATCCTGACACGGAAGAATGGCACCCTGTAACAAGAAGAGAAACAATTGAAGGTGCTGAAACCGCTATAAACGGTAGTATCGAACATTTTTCTAAAAAAATAGAAGCCACACAAGGACCTAAAGTTATAAAAACATTCAAGTAGTGAAAAAGCTTAAATTATTCGGAATAGCGGTAATAGGATGGATAGGTATATTATTTACTGTTTTTCTATACTATATCGCTATTTTTGGAATAATCAAGCTTTTTATAAATTAAATTAAATTAAATCAAATGGAATACAATTTACCTAGCGAAATTGTCAAAGACTTAACCTTTGGCGATGATGCTAAAACGAAAATTATTAAAGGAGTAGACAAGTTAACAAAAGCTGTTAAGTCTACTTTAGGAGCCTCTGGAAAGTGTGTTATATATGAGGACGCACGAGGCAAACCGGTCATCACAAAAGATGGTGTAACAGTAGCAGAATCTGTAGTCTTAATTGATCCGGTTGAAAACATGGGGGCAACTTTAATAAAAGAAGCTGCTAGAAACACAGTGAGAGAAGCAGGTGACGGTACTACTACAGCAACTGTCCTTGCCGAAGCACTAATAAACGAAGTTAACAATTGTCAAGAAAAAAAGACAATTAGAGAAATAAAGGAAGGAATTCAATCCGGACTAATAAAAGTTAATAAATATTTAGATGATATTGCTATTAAAGTAGAAGGAGATATGTTGCAAGACGTAAGTTCCATTTCTTGTAACAACGACTTAAGTTTAGGTAAAATCATATCAGAAGCTTATGAAAAAGTAGGGAAAGATGGTGTTGTTCTGATGGAAGAATCAGAAACTGAAAGTACATATGTTGAAGTTGTTGACGGTGTACAAATAGAATCTGGGCTTACTTCACCGCACTTTATAACCGATAACGAAAAACAACGCGCCACGCTAGATAACCCACTAGTATTAATCGTAGCATCGGAAATCCCTAACGTTAGAAAAATACAAAAAATATTAGAGTTTGTAATAAAGAATAATAGATCTTTATTAATAGTTGCTCAGGTAAGCCAACAGGTTAAATCTGCTCTTTTAATGAATAGAGTAAAAGGTAACATTAAGGTTAATATAGTTGATCTACCAGGTTTTGGTCCTACTAAACAAGAGACTATTAAAGATTTAGCTATTTTAACTGGGGCAAAAGTAATTAATGAAGAACTTGGAGATGATTTAGATGGTATATCTTTAGATATATTAGGAGAAGTTGAAAAATCTGTTACCGATGATAAGAATACAGTTATTACAATATCAGATGTTAAAGAAAATATAGAAGAGAGAATAAAAGAAGTTGAAAAACTAAAAAACAAAGAAAAAAACGGATTCTTTAAAAAGTTTTTAGAACAAAGATTAGCCATGTTATCAGGTAGTGTTGGAATAATAAGGGTTGGTGCTAGTTCTAAAGTTGAACTTAAAGAAAAGAAAGATAGGGTCGAAGATGCTATTTATGCCACGAAAGCAGCTTTAAAAGAAGGTATTGTTCCAGGTGGTGGTATTGCACTACTTAATGCTTCTCAAAAATTAAAAGCTAACAATATAGGAGAGGAGATATTACTTAAGTCTATTACATCTCCTTTTCGTGTTATATTAGAAAACGCTGGTTTAGTTGTAAATGTTAATGTTGTAGAAGGAACTGGTGTTAATGTTGTGACTGGTGAGGCTGTTAATATGATAGAGTCTGGTATTATAGATCCTGTACTTGTTACTAAGACAGCACTTAAAAATGCTGTTTCTGTTGTAACTACTATTATATCTGCTGATTGTGTAATCTCAAATATTAGAATCAATGAAGGCAGTTAACCATTATCTTATAATAGAACCAATAAAAGAAGGCCACAAAAAAGTAGGTGGTTTAATTCTTACAGATGAAACAAATGAAGACAATAGATATTCGAAAGCCAAAGTAATATCTATTGGTGACAACGTGGAGGGAATAAAAGAGGGAGATGTTATATATTACGATAAACACGCGGGCCACGGCATACAACATAAAGATAAATTTTACGGCGTCATAAAACAACTTGACGTTGTACTTATAGATTAAACCTAAACCATAAACCTAAAACCTTAAACGGAAAAACAAAAACAAATTATTAATTAAAAAAAAACAAAAAATGGAAAAGTATTTATACTTTAGATCTGTAACTGATGAAGCCAATGATGGTGTTACTGGTCTTAAAACAAACAATCCGTCTTCGTTTTTATTTCCAGCTAGCACGTTAACTGCAATGCAACCGACTGCTGACGCTACTCTTACTTTATATTTTGAACCAGCAATAGCGAAAGCGAATGGTGGTTTAAGAGACAAAGTAGATTTAACTGTAGTTGCTGGAGATACTTTTGAAGTGATGCAAGCTATTTCAGATGCGATTGCAAACCCAACTAGAGGACATAGCGATGGATTTATCACAGTGTGTGATGCTGTAACAACGACTGATTCTGCTACTTCAGCTTTAAATGACTTGGCAATTGCAGGAACGTTTATACACAAAAGTGTTTCTGCTTGTACTATTACTGTACAACCAGCTGCTCCTTATGGTGTTTATGAGCACTATGAAGTTGTTGATATCCCAGCTGCTGACGCTGCTGATAATGATGTGCTTGCTGCGTTAAGTATTTACATCCCAGCTCAAGCAACAATTGTTGAAGGTTCAATAACAGCTGTTGAATTAGCGGGTAATGACGTAGGTTCTGTGGCTTTAGAAGTTCACACATCCGCACAAGCTTTTGATGCTGCTTCTGGTGGTACTGAAATTATTGGTGCTGACGTGGCGTCAAACTTATCTTTACCTGATGCAGATTTAGATATCAGTAGTAATGCTATCTTAGGTGATACAATTACTGGTGGTACTTTAATTAGTCATGAATCTCCACTTGATAGAGGAACAAACGCTTCTTACTTCCACTTATGTGCAAAAGAAGATATGTCAACTACAGACGTAACTGGTACTCCAAAAGTTGGAGTATATCTTAAATGGTACGGACCAGCCCCTGTAGCGATATAGTAAACTGAATTATTAACAATTAAAAATTAAAACAATGAGAAAATTTTTTTATTTTAGAGACGTAGCCGATGAGGCTGATGATGATGATATTTCAGCTTCTATCGCTATACCGGTTGATTCAATTGCTGGAATAGTACCTGTTGCTATTACAACTTTAGAATTGTACTTAAAAAAGAATGGTCTAGTAAATGACCAAAAAGTAACTTTAACGGTTACAAGAGGTAAATTACAAGAAGTTATGCAAGAACTTGTGGCTTATGCTAATGGTTATGCCCATTCAAAAGCTCCGTTAACAGTAATGGGAGATGCCGCGACAACTACTCATAATGCTAGTAGTATTGAAGGTAATGATAATACAAAATCTACAATATTCTTTAGTAATGACGTTACGGCTGTAGCAATTGCAGGAGCAGGTTACTAAACTTGAGACTAACTGCGCAGGATCTGCGTGAAATGAATATCCTTAAGTATTACAGGCTCACTAGAAAGTGGGTCTGTAAAACTTACGGGTTAAAAGATGCAGATTTAGAATTATTAATTTATTTAGATTGTAAAGAAAGATTTACACGACAAGAGTTTATAGATGGTGCTTATACCATGAGTTGGGATAAAAACCGTTGGGAAAGACTTAGAAGAAAAGGTTGGATAGAGGTTTGGAGACAACGTAATAGAACTACTATTAAATATAGTATTTTTAAAACATCTTTTAAATGCTCACAGCTAATAAGTAGAATATATAGAATACTTTTAGGTGAAGAAGATATGCCTATATCAGAAAGAAGTATTTTTTTTAATAATAAATCATATACAGATAAAGTTTACAATAAAGCTATAGATGATATGATAAAAGATAAAACAAGATAATATGGCATTTAAACTAGGTGGAAAATCAGGGCCACTAATGGATAAAGGGCAAATAAAAGGTAGTATGGCTTTTAAGCAAGAAGACGCGTCTGTCCCTGGAACTCCAGTATTACGTAAAGATTTAGAAAAAGGAATTTTAGGTGAAGCTAATAACGATGGATCTATATTTATACATAAAGATATAGCGCCAGGTAGCGAACAAGAAAGACAAGTTGTTATGCACGAGATGATACACATGACGGATATGAAAACAGGTAAGTTAGGATATACTGATGAAACAGTTAGTTATATGGGTGAAACTTTTCCAAGACATAAAGGTCATATATTATATAATAACCAATGGCTGCCAGAAGGTAGCAAAGATTTTCCTTGGGAAAGGATGCCTTGGGAATAATAAAAAAAAATAAAATATGTTAGATAAATTATTTGGCGGAGGAGCCGCGGATTTAGTAAAGAGTGTAGGTGGAGTTATAGACAATTTACACACATCAAAAGAGGAAAAACTAGAAGCCTCACAAAAAGTAAAAGAATTAATTGCTAACTACGAAATAGAAATGGAAAAAAACATTACTAGTCGTTGGCAAGCGGATTTAAAGTCAGACTCATGGCTTAGTAAAAATGTTAGACCTATGGTTTTAATATTTTTAATAGTATGCACAATGTTATTAATATTTATAGACGCAGGCGCTATAAAGTTTGACGTTAAAGATACATGGGTAGATTTATTACAATTAGTATTAATAACGGTGATTGGTGCTTATTTCGGCGGTCGATCATTTGAAAAAGTAAAAAAATAAAAAAAATGATAAATAGATATTTTACAGTAGAAGTAACACCAACAGTTACAGCGTCGAAACAACATACAGCGGCTTTTTCAGCTGGTGATGTTCTTTTTGATTGGACAGAAGTAGAAATACCAAAAGGTACTTCTAGAATTATAGGAGCAACAATGCTTGCTAGACCAAAGGGTAACGCTGCTGTAACAGCTAATATTTTTGGTGCAAATTTAATATTTAGCAAAACAAATACACAAACTCTTGGTACTATAAACTCTACACCAAGTCAAATTCCATCAAATGATCTTCTTGGGTTTATAGATCTTGAAGACACAAATAGTTGGACGAGTTCTACTCTAAAAAGTACAGCGGTAGGTATGGCTACTAGAGGCGCTGCTAATGGTTCTACGTTTCCAAATCTTTTAGTAACACCTTCGCAAGAAGGTACTAATATTGGTTATGATAAGTTTTATGTAGCAGGGCAAGCTGCTGGAGCTTTTGACTTTCAAACTATAATTAGAATTAACGATGGAGATATTGACAGTGCTTCTCCTGGAACAACTTTAGCTACAGATGGGACAAGTATGGATGTTAGGAAGCATTTTATAGCTGGTGATGTATTACACGCGCATGATGATGCTGTTATTGGAACCGTGGCTAGCGTTACAGATGCTACAGATTTAGAATTAACAGCCGCTTTAAGCACGGGTGTTTTAGAAGATGATGATTATGTTTACAACATAAACCCTATTAGAATAATATTATTTTTTGAAAAATAAAAACAAATTAACTTAAATTAAATAAAATGGCAAAAAACACAACAAAAAAACTTAAGGAATTAAGGAAGGAAAAACCTTCTAAAATTACAAACGAAGAATTAAATCAAGTACAATCAGTAGTAAATAATATAAACAGAGCTCAAATGGAGATAGGTACTATAGAAACTAGAAAACATAGTTTACTACACCACGTCTCAATGTCTCAAGAACAACTAGCTAGTATGCAAGCTGAATTTGAGAAGATTTATGGTACAGCTGATATTAATATTCAAGATGGTACTATAAATCATAAAAAAGATGAGCAAACTAATTAGAAAAATTACAGTAGGTAAAGATTATAAAGAAAACGCCATGCACTATGCTGTTGGTCAAGAAGTTTACGGTGGTCATACTATCTGTGATATAATAGAAGAAAAAGATAAATATTCTATTTATATTAGAAAAAAGAAAGATGTACTACCATGGAAAGACTTTAATAAAAACATGGCTGTGTCTGTAGAGTATAATTTAGAATATTAATGAAAGCACCTTTTGATTTTGTTATAGAGCCAAAAGGAAATAGATACAATAATACAACTAAAGTTGGCGATAAAGATCTTATTATAAACACAGAGATATTTAACCACCAATTTGTAAATAGAGAAGCTATTGTTAAGTCTGTTCCTACGGCTTTTGAAACAAAAATAAAACCAGGAGATACCGTTATAACACATCATAATGTTTTTAGACGTTGGCACGACGTAAGAGGCAATGAAAAAAATAGTAGAAGTTATTTTAACGAAAACACTTATCTTGTAAAAGAAGATCAAGTATTTTTATATAAAAGACAAAATAATTGGAAAGCGCCAAAAGGATATTGCTTTATACAGCCTATAAAAGAAAGAAAAAATTTAAGTGTTGACAAGGAAGAATCTTGTATTGGTATAGTTAAATATACCGATGGTTCTTACAAAAAAGGAGATTTAGTGGGATTTACACCTTTTTCAACATATGAATTTATAGTTGATGGAAAACGACTATATAGAGTTATGACACAATTTATTACAATTAAATATGAATATCAAGGAGACGAAGAAGAATATAATCCAAGCTGGGCAGAGAGCAGTTGAAGAACAG